TATGAATGGGACGACCACGGTAAGAAGCTTGATTTTGGCCATAACCCATTTAGTATGCCAAAGGGCGGCCTAAAGGCGCTGGAATCGGCGACGACCGATGCCGAAAAACTGGCCATCGTGGCTGACCAGTTCGACATGGTGATGAACGGCTACGAAATCTGCTCCGGCGGTGTGCGTAACCACAACCCAGCGGTGCTATACAAAGTGTTTGACCTACTTGGCTTTAGTGGAAGCTACGTCGAGGAAAAGTTTGGCGCCATGCTAAACGCCTTCAAATACGGTGCACCGCCGCACGCTGGCTGTGCCTTTGGCGTTGATCGTATCCTCATGGAACTCATTGACGAAACTAATGTTCGCGAAACCTTAGCCTTTCCAAAGAACGGTTCGGGCGTTGACGTGATGATGAATTCGCCATCAACGGTTGATTCAGCGCAGATAAAGGAATTGGGATTATGAGCGCAATGTACGATCGACACGAAGTTAGCGTAAAAGTAGCGCTGTATAGCAGCGACGGCAAGCGTGTGCTACTGATGTATTATCCGCACGATGATGGTTTTGGCCTGCCGGGCGGGCATATTGATGCCGGCGAAACGCCTGACGTGGCATTAGAGCGGGAGCTGCGCGAGGAGCTGGGTATCACAATTGATGCGACGCCAGCTGATTTCTATATGCGCTATCCGCGAGGTAGTGCCGTCAAAGATCATAAAATTATTCTTGGCTACACGGCCATGGTTGACGGTAACATCGAAATACCGGACCGAGCGTGTGATGGAGGCGAGGAGCGTATAGTTTGGCTGACGCGAACAGAAGTCGAAGCTACTGACAAAATTGCGCCAGGCTACCGGGATTTTGTGCTGAAGTGGTGGCCGCAAGAAGCGTAATATCTTAGGAGGTACAAGCAGGCTATGAAATCAATTTCCAAACGAACACTGAAATTCATTGACTCATGGCTAACACTGCGCAGTCAATGGACGCGCTGGCCAGGATTTACGGTGGCGATAGCCAAAGACGGCGAGGTGGTTTTTAATAAAGCTTATGGACTGGCAAACATAGAAAATAATGAGAAATTAACAACCAACCATCTCTTTCACGTTGCTTCGCAATCAAAAACATTTACTGCCACGGCCGTGATGCAGTTGCAGGAGCGCGGCAAGTTGCGCATTGATGATTCAGTTATGACACACCTAACGTGGCTGGCGCAGCATAGCGATCAACGTTGGCGCGACGTAACCTTGCGTCAATTGTTGAGCCACTCAGCAGGTGTGATTCGCGACGGCCAGGCGTCAGGTTTTTGGCAGTTCCAAGGAGAATTTCCGGATGAAGACGAATTCAAGAAGCAAATCATGCAATCGGAGCTAGTATTCGAACCAAATTCCGAATTCAAGTATTCTAATTTTGGTTTTGGCTTGCTCGGTTTGGTGATTGAGCAAGTCAGCGGCAAATCGTACGCTGATTTTGTGGCGGAAAACATCATCACACCGCTTGATTTGAAACAGACCGCTGCGGAACATTCGCCGGAACTTTACATGGCTACTGGCTACAGTAGGTTTGATTTACAACAGCAGCGTCGACCATTTCAACACGTTATAACTGGCGTACTGCAGCCAGCCACAGGATTTTGCTCAACGGCGCATGACTTGGTGAAATTCTTTGCTGCTCTGCAAGTCGGCTCAGGCAAATTGTTGAGTGACATCTCCAAACGGGAAATGCAGCGCCCATCATGGCAAGTTGCCGACGAAGCAAACGCAGGAAGTTACGGATTGGGTGTTGATATCGCAAAAGCTAAAGACGGTAAGCGGCTCGTCGGTCATAGCGGCGGGGGATCCGGAGTTTCTCCATTGTTTTTTTGTGAATGGGGTAGGCGAACCCGTGACGGGCAAGCCTACCATAAAGTAGACAATAGGGCGGGGCGGTGTTCGGCAAACCCCTTCGGCGCTATTACCGGCGCTATCAAGTACGCCCCGCCCGACAAAGTAAGCAACCATTAACCCACCAAATTTCAGACTACTATGGCAAGAGATTTTTTCAAGGTTTGCCCGCTCAACTGGGTAGACCTATCACCCACCGACTTCGACAAATGGGGCGAGCGTGTGGTATCAGAGGCGGTACTATCAAGCGTACACCTATCTATCGGTGCTAAGGTGCGAGAGATGCTAAAAGACGGCAAGAGCACCTATTCGATCTCGCTCTGCTCATCGCCTGTCCGTGGCGATTTTGAGACTCTTGAGGATGCTAAGGCATACGCTCAAGAGATCCTGCAAGCCAACCTAGCCAACTTTATCCGCCCCGCCTATACAGCCCCAGAGGTGACCAAGGTAGAGTCAGGTAGCATGAGAGAGGCACAACCAGATATTAATAGTTGAGAGATGGAACAGATAGAAATAAAAGAAGCGCTTCGAGACCTACAGCTATCGGCCATAAGGGCAAGTATGGCGCTTAAAAGATACGCCGATTCATGTAGTAAGAGCGCTTTTCACTCCCCTGAGTTTAATAAGGTCTTACATGGATATGTAAAAAGCATCAATATGTTCAAAAGTGACATAGTGGGCCTAAGTGATAGAATCACAGATAAGACTACCGTAAGGGATCTTCGTGTCGTAGAACTATCCTGTGAGGATTATAGCGGTAGGATCGTATTTGAAGCGCCTAACGGCAAGCGATATGCTTTATACTCCGATAATTCTAGCCCTTACACTGTGCACTACTTAGACCCTTCAGAGCTTAACCTCGATGAGTTCGATGGCCTTTTGTTCGACATAAATTGGGAAAACCTAGAGAGTATTATAGAGCGTGTTGATGGATTTGGCATTAGGCTTATACCAAAGAACGGTCATAAGGTCTTTATCCCTGGATATGGAGATTCCTGGACAAACTATTCCGATATGATCTCTCTGATTTTCTCAAGAGAAGGACCAAATGGGTACTGGGATGACATAAAAACGATCGATATAACCGAATGCCAGAAAAGATGACTCATTCACTCTAGCCTGAGGCTAGAATGAATGCTAATAGCAACAGCTAACCCCTAATACAGATATAGATATGAGCCTTATTAAGAGGTATTTCGAGCTGGAGACCCCCAGCTGTGTGAAGATGATGATCTACGGACAGAGCGGTATGGGCAAGACCACTCTAGCCCTGTCCGCCCCACGCCCGCTGCTTATCGACTTTGACGGCGGCGTGAAGCGTGTGAACCTCGCCCACGTCAAGGACGTAGGCACAGTGCAGGTCGCTTCTTGGTCTAAGGTACAGCAGGTGCTTCAGGAAGACCTAAGCGACTACGATAGCATCGTGGTAGACACAGCTGGCAAGATGATGGACTTCATCATCACGCACGTATGTGGCTTTCGACAGCCTCAGCTTCGAGACTGGGGGACTATCAACCTAGAGGCACAGAATTTCATAAGAAGCATCTCCGCTCTGAACAAGAATATCGTCATCGTGGCGCACAGAGATGTGCGAAAAGAGGGCGATACCAACGTGTTTATCCCGGCTCTCCGAGAGAAGAACTACAACACACTGGTAGCAGAGCTTGACCTACTCGGGTATATGGAGACCAAGACCGATAACAACGTGGTCAAGCGAAGCATCACCTTCGACCCAACCCCCCGCAATGATGGTAAAAACACCTGTGGTCTACCTTCGGTGATGTTCATCCCTGAAATTATCGACCGAAGGACTGGGCACACTACCGCACCGAACAACTTTATCCAGGCTCAAATCATCGAGCCTTATAAGGCGATGATCGAGATTAAGCGCTCCGAGGCTCAGAAATATGAGCAGGTGATGACCGAGATCAGAGAGGCGGTAGAGCTAGTAACAGATGAGGTGAGTGCTAACGACTTCGTCCAGCGTATTGATGAGTACGACCATGTCGGCTCAAGCAAACAGCAAGCTAGCCTCCTTATCAATGAGAAGGCGAAGGCTCTAGGGCTTACCTGGAACAAGAAGGATAAACGCTATGAGCCAGCAGACAGCAAGAAGTAGTAGCTCTGTGGTGGGCTATCAGCTCTACCCCTCACTTATTGACGCTTACACCGACTACACCAAGGCGGATGTGATCTATGATAAGTATTGGGGTGGGGCTGAGTCCCCCGCCCTCACTTATGAGGAGTACAAAGAGAAGGCATTCCAGGATCTTATAGATAAGATCAACAGAGTCCCCAAGGATCTCATCAAAGCGGATGTGGGGACAGTCTTCAACGAGCTGGTCGATTGCCTTATCCTCGGTCGTAAGCCTGAGAATATGGAAGTAGAGAAGTTGCAAGATGGATCGGGCAACGTAGTCTCACTGAGGGCTAGCTACAAAGAACGAACCTTCACCTTCCCTCTGGAAGGTGTACGCCTCTTCGCCAGCCACTATAAGGGGGCTGTCCCCCAGATGCTGGTAGAGGGGATCTTGCAAACGAGGTGTGGCACTGTGAGACTCTATGGCTACCTCGATGAGCTGATGCCCCTAAGCGTCCATGACATTAAGACTACGGGGTCTTATGAGGCTGGTAAGTTCAAAGACCACGCTCAGCACCTTGTTTATCCCTATTGTCTCCGAGAGATGGGGTATAATGGGATAGACCTGTTCAGCTACGATGTGGCAGAGATTGGTACAAATATCAGCAAGAGAGACCCAGACCCCAAGGATGTGGTAGTGACACTCAAGGCCACGTACAGCGAAGAATACCTCTTCACTCCCGAGCGAGACATACCGATACTTGAAGATAAGGTGGTAGGTCTTATTGAGTTCCTCGAAGAGCACCGCCACCTCATCACCAACGCTAAAATCTTCGCAAGAGAATGACCTTCGACCTATCACGTGAGCTCGATCGCAGGCAGTTTGAAGAGCGGTGCTCCTTCCTAATACGGCAGGGCATGTTCGTAGAGCTGACCGAGAAGCGAGGCAAGCGAACACTCAAGCAAAACAGCTACCTGCATCTGATACTCTCCTACTTCGCTCTCCAATATGGCGAGCGGATGGAGACTATCAAGCAGGAGTTCTTCAAGCGCAAGGTAAACCCCGACATCTTCCTTCAAGAGAGGGAGCGTGAGGGTATCGGGCGCTACTATCCCCTACGCTCTAGCGCCGACCTCAACACCAAAGAGATGACCACAGCGATAGACCGCTTCAGAGACTGGGCTGTGAAGGAGGCTGGGATCTACCTTCCCAGCCCCGAAGAAGACGCTCTGATAGGCGCAATGGAACGTGAGGTGGAAGAGAATAAGCGCTGGATTTAACCAAAGAAAATGCAGTACACTCTCAGACCCTACCAACAACAAGCCTCTGATGCTGCTGTGCGCTACCTAGAGAATAAGGAGGTGACGAAGGGTAACGGGCTGATAGTCCTGCCCACGGGATCGGGAAAGAGCCTAGTGATAGCGGACATCGTGAACCGCCTAGATACTGACGTGCTCATACTACAGCCATCGAAAGAGATCCTAGAGCAGAATTACCAGAAGCTGTGTAGCTACGGCTTCCTATTCTGCTCGATCTACTCGGCCAGCTGTGGACAGAAGCGCATCAGTAAAGCCACCTTCGCCACGATAGGGAGTGTGTACAAGAAGCCCGAAGAGTTTAAGCACTTCCGCTACGTGATAGTGGATGAGGCGCACCTGGTGAACGAGTCCCCCGACAGCATGTATATGAAGTTCTTCAAGGCTATCGGTGGTGTTCGCTGTGTGGGGCTCACGGCAACGCCCTACCGACTCTACAGCACCTCCGACGGGCAGGGGAACTTCGGTTCTATGCTTCGCTTCCTCACCCGCATAAAGGGGCGGTTCTTCACGACGATCCTACACACTACGGAGGTGAGCGAGCTTCTTCAATCGGGCTTCCTCGCCAAGACAGAGTACTACGGGATAGAGACGATCCAGATAGACCGCCTCAAGGTGAATAGCACGGGGCAGGGCTTCACAGACCGCAGCATACGCAACGAGTATAGGCGGGTGGGCTTCTCGGGCAAGCTCGCCAATGTAGTAGAGCGACTCCTCTACAACGCAAAAGTGCCCCGCCGAGGGATCTTAGTCTTCACCCAGTTCATCGAAGAGAGCGAAGAGCTGATAGGTCACTTCCCAGGCATCTCCGCTATGGTGACTGGCGAGACCCCCAAGAAAGAGCGAGAGCAGATATTGGCGGACTTCAAGGCAGGTCGATTGCGTGTGGTAGCCAATGTGGGCACGCTCACTACTGGCTTCGACTACCCCGAACTAGATACGATCGTCGTAGCTCGCCCTACACGCTCCCTATCCCTATGGTATCAGATCGTAGGGCGAGCTATCCGCCCTCATAAAAGCAAGTCCGCCTCATGGGTGGTAGACCTATGTGGCACTTACCAGCACTTCGGAAAGGTCGAAGACCTGAAGATGGTAGATGCTTCCCCCGACCATAGAGGTATGTGGCAGATCGTGTCACGTGGAAGGAAATTAACCAACGTGCTTATCCCAGCTAACTAATGAGTTCAGACAAAACCCAAGCTTATATAGACTTCCTCCGAGAGAAGATGGCCATAAGTCACGAAAGTGGCTTCCAGATTGATAGGGGCGATCTCACCCCAACGCTCTACCCGCACGTGAAAGATAGCGTAGAGTGGGCTATCCGTGGCGGGTGCAGGGCGATCTTCAGCTCCTTCGGGATGCAGAAGACCGTCACCCAGCTCGAGATACTCCGCCTGATCGTAAAGCATGAAGGCGGTAAGGCGCTTATCGTCTGCCCTAAGAGGGTAGTCCATGAGTTCACTGAGCAGGCTACAAAGCACCTCCATATGGCGATCTCCTACGTGCGAAACCGCTCAGAGGTAGAGGCGTGTCCCACCGACGTGATGGTCACCAACTACGAGCGGGTACGTGATGGGGATATTGATCCTTCGTACTTCGTCGCCACCTCTCTCGATGAGGCGAGTGTGCTACGTGGGTATGGGACTAAGACCTTCCAGACCTTCCTACCTCTCTTCTCTGGGGTGAAATACCGCTTCGTGGCAACCGCTACACCTAGCCCCAACAGGTACAAAGAGCTTATCCACTATGCAGGATACCTCGGGGTTATGGAGACGGGGCAAGCCCTCACACGATTCTTCAAGCGAGACAGCACAAAGGCGAACAACCTCACCCTCTACCCGCACAAAGAGGATGAGTTTTGGGTGTGGGTGAGCTCTTGGGCTCTAGTGCTTACTAAGCCTAGCGATCTCGGCTATCCCGATGATGGGTACGAGCTCCCCGAGCTCCGTGTACACGAAGAGATGGTGAGCGTGTCTGGAGAGATGGAGTTCGACAGAGATGGGCGTGGGAAGCTCTTCCGTGACGCTGCGCTGTCCCTTCAGGATGGTGCTAAAGAGCGTAGAGCCACACTATCGGATAAGATCGATAGGCTGGTAGAGATCGTGAACCGACCAGAGAATAAGGGTGATCATTTCTTGCTCTGGCATGACCTCGAGGATGAGCGTAGGGCGATCTGCTCAGCACTCCCAGAGGCACGTGCGGTCTACGGATCTCAAGATGATGATGAGGCGGACGAGGTGATACGATCTTTCAAGGACGGGGAACTGAAGTACCTCGCCGCTAAGCCTGAAATGCTTGGGGAGGGGCTGAACTTCCAGTACCACTGCCACAAAGCGATCATGTTCATCGACTACAAGTTCAATGACAAGTTCCAGGCCGTACACAGGATCCACCGCTTCATGCAGAAGCACCCCGTAGATCTGTACCTGGTGTACGCCGAGAGCGAGGCCGAGATCTTCAAGAGCTTCATGCATAAATGGGAACAGCACAACCAAATGGTCAGCAACTTAGTCAAGCTCCTTCGTGTCTATGGGCTCTACCATACCAAGAGCGAAGAGCGACTCATGAGGTTCATGTTCGGGGATCGTGAGGAGGCTAAGGGCGAGCTCTGGCGGGCTATCAACAACGACAATGTACAAGAGTGCCAACAGATGCCCGACGACTCTGTAGACCTCATCGTGACGAGTATCCCCTTCTCCAATCACTACGAGTACACTCCCACCTACAACGACTTCGGGCACAATGAGGACAATGAGGCCTTCTTCAGGCAGATGGACTTCCTCACCCCCGAGCTCTTACGTATCCTTCGCCCTGGGCGACTGGCGTGTATCCACGTCAAGGACAGAGTGCTCTTCGGCAACGCTACAGGTGACGGTATGCCAACTATCGACCCCTTCAGCGAGATGACGGTATTCCACTACATGAGGCACGGCTTCCGCTATATGGGGCGCATAACGGTGGACACCGACGTAGTGCGAGAGAACAACCAGACCTACCGACTTGGCTACACCGAGATGTGTAAAGACGGGTCTAAGATGGGGGTAGGATGCCCCGAGTATGTGCTACTCTTCCGGAAGCTCCCAACAGACACTAGCAGGGCGTACGCAGATGTGCCCGTGGTCAAGGACAAAGAGAAGTATAGCCTAGCACGCTGGCAGTTAGACGCTCATGCTAGCTGGAAGAGCTCTGGCGACAGACTGCTGTCCCCAGAGGATATAGCCCAGCTCGACATAAGCCAGATACGTACACTCTTCCGAAGCTTCAGCGAGGAACATATCTACAGCTTCAGCAGACACCTTCAGCTAGCCGAAGGCCTAGAGGATGTGGGTAAGCTCCCTAAAACCTTCATGGCCATCGACCCCGTCAGCCACAAAGACCATATCTGGGACGACGTGGCACGTATGAGGACGCTGAACACGGCACAATCGCAGAAGGGCAGGGTGAAGCATGTGTGTCCCCTACAGCTGGATATTGTCGAGCGACTTATCATGAGGTACAGCAACGAGGGTGATCTGGTATTTGACCCCTTCGGCGGTATCCAGACCGTCCCCTATTGCGCAATCAATATGGGGAGAAGGGCGCTCAGCACAGAGCTCAACAAAGACTACTGGAGGGACGGGATCTCATACCTAAGAGAGGCGGAGATGAGGGTTATGAGCCCGACGCTATTCGATGCCCTATTCTCCGAAGATGACTAAGATAACTATCAGACTATGGATTTAGAAAGACTTACAGAAGACCAGAGACGAGAGAACGCCAGAAAGGCTATCGAAAGAGCCAAGGAGGCTATAGCGAGAGAGACGAACACCCACCCGTCGAACTGGATGACGGGGCGTGAAGCGTGCGATTTCCTAGGTATCTCTTCGCCTACACTCATTTCGGGCAGGAAGGCAGGGAAATACCGGTATGTGCACCATAACGCTAGCCGAGTGTACTATGACAAGCGAAGCCTCGAAGAGCATATCACCCCTAGGGGATAGACTCTATGAAGCGATAGAGGGAGAGGTAAGGAGGAAGAAGGATCTTAACCAGATCCCACTTACCTTGACTCTAGCCGAGCTACACAAGCTCCTTCCCGCCCCTTGGGATGAGGTTCGGAAAGCGCTAGTAGAGCTCGTTGGGCTCGACCTCATACGCTACGGGCGAACAGTGAACAGCTACTATGTGGCGCTTACGATCGGGATATGAAGCTAAGCAGGGAAGATATAGCGCTCCTCGACACCGACGTGAAGGCCTTTGTCGTTCGTGCGCTCCGAACGGCTCACCCCGAAATGAGCACACGAGAGATAGGCGAGAGGGCGGGCATTTCCCACACTCAGGTACGTAGGCTGGTAGGTGGAAATGTTCCAGCGAATGTTCCAGCAGATGTTCCAGCGAAAACCGCTCCAGCAAAGGGCGCTCGGGCTGTTCATGTTCCAGCGAATGTTCCAGCAGATGTTCCAGAGAAAACCGCAAAATCGCCCACTCTCGCGAGCCTCCTAAAACCACACTTCGATAGCTTCTTCTTCAGACGCACGAATATGGACTTTGTGTGGAGCTCCCGTGAGATGAAGTCGCTAAAAGACCTCGGCGGTAAGCTCAGATCCGCTATGAAGGCTAAGGGTAATCCTGACAGCGACGAAGACATAGCTAAAGCCTTTCCCATGTTCCTAGCCATCATCCGAGACCAATGGATACTAGACCGCCTCTCCCCATCAACACTAAACAGCAAGTACAATGAAATCATCGCTACCCACAAATCCTCCCAACCCAACAGAGCTGAAGAGAAGAGACGAAGGGCAGATGCCTTTGATGAAATGCGGGCGGGCGCTGATGCTATCCTCAAGGGATAAGGGTAGCGGTGCGGTGTCGCTAGCTAGGCTCTCCGTGGCAATAGATGAAGATGAGATCGCCCCGCTGTGCCTCCTCATGGTAGACCCTGAGGACAAGAATAAGCTCTACGCACAGATGGCGAAGATCCTCATGGATGTAAATGACTGGTTCGGTCAGACCATCTCTCCAAACTTCATACGCCCCATGATAGAGAGGATCATATCGACCTACCCCAATATGTACGTGGACGATCTGGCCATCTTCGCCGAGAGGGCTATGGCTATGGGCTTCGGACAGCTGTACGGACAGCTGACGGCGCACACGATGATGACGTGGCTTGCCACCTATTGGAGAGAGAGGCAGATGGCCATGGAGGAAGAGAACTACGCCCAGCATCTCTCCCATAAGGAGTCGGGTAACTACTCAGCCACTTACGTAGATAGACACTTCGCCAGCCTGGCGGATAAAAAGACGATGAGATGAAGCGAACACCTACACAAGAGGATATACAGCAGGCGATAGCCTCCAGCGAGCCCCTCCAGCGAAGCCTAGCGGGGATAATGGCTAAGGCGGTATCCGACACGTTTGCCAAGCCCACTATGACCCAGAGCCGAGCCTACAAGATGTTCGGACGGGCAAACGTAGAGCGATGGTGCAAGCGTGGTCTATTGGAGGCACGTAGAGCCGAGAGCGGACGCATCTCCTACTACACAGCAGAGCTAATCAACGCACAAAACAAGAGCTACTACTAATGGGCAATCAAAACAGAATACCAGATGAGGTGATCGACTACGCCCTGAAGCTGGTGATTGATTTTGGGATGAAAGCTACGCACGCAACGAGGAGTGCTATAGAGCGGTACAATGAGGTATGCTCTGAGGGACATTTGCTAGGCAGGGTTACTAGTCACCCCAGATACATTGAGTATAGAGGTGGCGTGAAGGGCCCTCCCGTGATCCCGATGCAGGTGATCGAAGAGGTGCATGAGATGATCAAGGCTAACCCCACGGTCGGCGTTATGGACTGCATCCGAAAGTACAAGGAAGACACTGGGTGTCCCTTCCTCGCAAAGTCGATCCACAGGAAATTGCTCAGCCAGAAAATCAACATGGATCATAGTCAGAATACAGGTGCTAGGTCTGGCTGGGATAACTACGATTGCACACTCTTTTGGTCGCTCGGCCAATGTAAGCGTAGAGGGCTGATCAGAGCGGTGTCCGAAGAGGAGGAAACAGAGAAATAACTTTTAACAAATAGAGATCATGAACAATCTAGAAATCACAGGGAAGGTCATCCAGATACTACCCTTGCAAGAGGGGGTTTCTAAGGCTGGTAAGCCATGGAAGTCACAGATGTTCGTCCTTGAAACGGGCGGGCAGTACCCCAAGAAAGTGCCCATCAAGCTCTTCGGGGATTACGTAGACAGGTTCCCCCTGCAAGTCGGGCAGGATGTCACAGCCTCGCTTGACATTGACGGGCGAGAGTGGGAGGGTAAGTGGTTTGCCGAAGTGCGAGCATGGAACATCGTCTACCCTCAAGCCCAGCAGGTGGTGCAACCAGCCTACCAGCAACCTCAGGCGTATCAGCCAACGCAACCACAGCCAGTTTGGCAGCAGGCGTATCCACAACAGCAGGCGGTCGCTCCAGCTCCACAACAGGCAGGGGTAGCCGACGACCTCCCATTCTAGCGTAACCAAGACGATATGAACCGAAAGATCATCAAGCTAGCTGGTATCATCATAGCTCAGCAGGCTATGATCTACACAGCGACAAAGGTTGCCAACCGATACAGCATGTGGATTGGCATGGCCATCCTCATAGCTTCAGCCCTCCTAATCAGACCTATGGTCTTAACTCTAAAAGAACTAGTAAATCATGGTAAAGAAACTAAGTAAGTTCGCCCTCTTGGCGATCATGGCACTACTACTCTGCGCCTGCGAAAGAGTAGAACCTAACTACGCTGGCGTGCTCATGGAGAACTACGGCAAGTCAGGGAAGGAAGATTTCTCGGTAGTCTCTGGTCGAGTGTGGACGATCCAGCCTGGGTCGGAGCTGTACCAAGTACCGCTCTTCGAGCAACGGGGTGAGTTCAAGTCCCCCGTGCGACTCAAGGCGGCCGACAACACCGAGTTCTCTGCACGACCTACATACTCCTATCGTGTGTCAAAGGATCGAGCCGTGGACGTAGTCTTCGACAATAAGCATATCGGGTATGGAGATGACTTCCTAACGAGCGTAGAGGACAACGTGCTAGAGCCACGTATCTACGACCTGATCAAAGAAGAAAGCCGAAAGCATAAGACAGATAGCCTGATGGCCGATGGCGGTAGCTTATCCTTCGAGCGCAAGCTGGAGGAGATCATCAGCCAAGAGTTCAAGAAGCGAGGGTTCACGCTGATCACCTTCTCCGCCCAGCTGGAGTTTTCCAACAAGGTACGAGAGAAGATTGACAGCCGTAATGAGGTGAACACCAATATCTCGGTACTTGACCAGCAGATCCTAGAGCAGAAGAAGCGCAACGAGCTGGAAGAGCTACGAACACAGCAAGCTCTGATCATTAGCCGAGGGCTCACGAAGGAAGTGCTCTACGCTAAGTTCATCGAGAAGTGGGACGGGAAAACGCCCCTGTATGGCGTAGCCCCCGAGTTCCTGCACCTCACTAAGTAATCCACTACCAATCAATCGGCGACCAGTGTGTGAGAAAATCCACACTGGTCGCCATAAGCGGACGAAAGAAGCAATCTGCATGGAGAGTAAACCAACCCATAACCTCATCATCGGTATAGACCCCGACACCGAAGCTTCGGGCTGGGCGTGCATAGACCTAGCTACTAGGGAGATACTCCTAGAGACCAACCCACTGCATGCAATCCTAGACCTCCTTAGTGAGTTTCGCACGGAGGTGAATCAGGGGTATCTCGACGTCGAGTACACCTACCGCTTTGTGGTGGAGGACATCTGGAGCACCGCCCACAACTGGCACACCTCCCCAAGAGATAACCACCGAGTAGTCGCCAAAAAGGGCTACCACCTAGGTCGGTGCTCTATGATCGGAGAGGTGATAAGGGACGCTATTTTACGCAAGGGATTCCCGCTCATCTGTCAGCCCCCCCTCGCTAAGATCTGGAGGGGCACAGACCGAAAGATCACCCACGAGGAGTTTGTCGAGGTCTGCAAAAGGCATAGGCTTACCATCGACAAGCGCCACCTCAACCGAACTAACCAGGAGGAGCGAGACGCAGGTCTCTTGGCTATCCATCACCTAAACACCCCTATCAGGATCTACAGCAAGATAGTATAGTATGGCAACAGCAATCATCACACTAACGATCATCACCTTCTTGGCGCTGGGCTACCTCGCCCTAGAGGTGCAAAGCCTCAGAGCCTCCGCCAAAAGGCAGGGTGAGCTACTGCAAGAGGCAACAGCCGAAAGGGATAAGCTAGACGAGCGAATCCGAAAGGGGCAAGAGCGAACGACCGAGCTAAAAAAGGAGGTCAAGGAAAATCAGGCCAAGCTCCACGCCACACTCGGCGAGATCATCATCAGACTCAAGACGGCAGAGACCGCCGTCGGCATTAAGGACGGCCGTGAGCGAGCACAGAAGCGACTCACGAAGGGAAAGAAACCAGAAACAGAAAGCTAACAAGATATAAGATGGAAACAAAGATCAATCCCTGGGAACAACCAGCCGAGTTCGCCATGTACGTACACGGGCGATCCGTGGCTAAAGGATTTTGGGATTACGAACCCGAGAACTACATCCACCATAACATCGTGATGATAGACACGGAGCTTATGGAGGCTGTACAGGCAGATCGTAATAATCGGGTTATGGCCGAAACGGCGAAGCCCCTGATGCAGAATTGCGAGAGCGTGAATGACGTGCTAGACGGGATAGCCTCAGCCCCAGATGATCGATTCCCTCAGTACTATGAGGAGGTGGTCGAAGGAACACTTGAGGCCGAGATGGTGGATGCACTTCTACGGACATTCGACGTGCTCGGGAGATTCCTGGATCTCCACCCTTCGAGAGGACCACACAAACTCCACGAGGTATCTCCCATGATGTACAAAGGCGTGGTGTTTACCGAGGCGGTGTATCTGATCATGATTCCCATCCACGAGAGCTATAACCCGACCTTTGATGAAAGGATGCTCCGAGCAATCGCCAACATCAAAGCATTCGCAGAGTGCAATGGTATCGACCTCCTCCGCCACATCGAGCTGAAGATGCGCTACAACGAAACCCGACCACGCCTGCACGGCAAGAAATACTAACGACTATGAAGATATTTGTAATGAGCGCCTACCGCTTCTTTTCAGAAAGCTCCATTGGCGACTACCACTTTTTCCTTGTTTACGCTGACAGCCATGAAGAGGCTGTTCGCAAAACAGGTGACTACCTAAGTATAATATCGCCATATCTCAGGGTAGATTACCAATGGGGTGTCGCTTTAGAGGTTAACAGCATACCCCCTATAGAGTCATTAGATGGGCGTTACGGCTCTAAATGCTACTACGCACAAAAAAAGGTAGATGGTGAGTTTGTCGGGGAAGGCTGGGTGATAGTAGCAGATACATACTCCCAAGCCAAAAGAGAGACAGACGGATGTAAGCTCGAAGGCGAGATCGTCATCTCCGCCCTACCTAAGATCCATGACATAATCCAATAGAGCTATGACACTCGAAGAACTCAAGAAGCACGTCCGCCCGCTGGCGTGGAAAAAGGAGTACGATACTGGGAGCTCCTTCATACCAATCAACTGCATAGACGAAAGGGTGTTCATCTTCCAAAACGTAAACGGTACGTGGTACAGCTATGCAGATGAGCAGAACTACCCCACGAAGGAGGAGGCTATGCAATCTGTCGAGGAGTACCACCTCAGAGAGCTAGCCAAGTACTTCGATCTCGACGTACCGAACGACTAACAACGACGACGACAATCATGACAAGGGAAGAAATAGCAAAGTCGCTGAAGCCTATTCCGTGGATATACAAACACGAGTATGGCGGTTACTCAGCTACATTTGGGGTTGGTGGTAGAAGTCTAGATCTAGAGATAGCGCCAGTCCTATGCGCACCCCCTGCGGAATTTCATCTCACAATATTCGCGAACGAAGAGCTTCTTGAAAAGGGCTACAAGAAGTATCACAAGAACCTCGACGGAGCGATGAAGGAGGCAAGATCCTTCCTTATAGACGAGGTGTGCGCTCTCTTCGACCTCGGCTAAGAATAACCCTACGCCATGCACAAGACAAGATCACCCACCCGACCACGTGTGTCGCTAGCGTAGACGCTCTGACACACGTACCATTTAACCCCACGGAAGGCGGGGAGCACCAACTATCCTACCGGCATCGGATGGTGCACTACCGACAATGCTCCCCGCCTACCCCGTGGATACCAACAACGATAAACAGATAGAGACATGAGCATACTAAACACAATCGACATCACCTCTGTGATTTTCTTCGCCCTCCTAGCGTGGGCGGTTATAGCAACCGTAATCCTGCTGGACAAAATGGAGGAGCTAGAAATAGAGAAGGCGAAAAGAAAGGAGGACGAGACCGCCGACCAAGAAGTCGACACAACACCGACAGAGATCCCACAGAATGACAGGGACTGGCACATTCGCACAGACAGCATTGAGCACATACGAGCTGGTATAGTCGAAAGACTACGCACCTATCCAGCGTGCATCGTCACACTCGACAAGTACAACAAAGACTCATCGATTAACCACGGAGAGGCACACGCCCTTATCCTCCCATTCCTCCAAAAGGGGTACTACGCCTACAAAGACTTAGTAGGGTACGACGTATCCAATGTGACACGCTTCCGTATCACTAAGCACCGAGACCCAGGGAGAACCGCCCTCGAAATCACCGAGGAGCTACTAACTAAGAACGCACAGCTATGACACGAGAAGATATACTAATCATCGTGAAATGCGTAGTAGTCGCCATTATAGTGTGGCTGTCTGGGTATGTTTCGGGGTTTGGTAAGGGCCTCGAAGTCGGTAAGGACTACAGCTTCGAGAAAGTCGCAAAGGAAGCCGTGAAAACGGCCGGAGAGATGCTAGATATAGCAAAGAAGCTACAGAAGGAGAAGTATGATCTCCAGCAGGAGAACGACCTGCTCAAGGAACAACTTAATCAGAACGAGTAATGATAGATCAAATAGGAACGATTGTGTCCATGATAATGGGTGCATCCGCACTGATAATGTGCTCATTCTTCGTGCTAGCAGTAGAAAGAGCAAGAGAAAACCCAGATGAAGACGACAGGGTGTTTGATGCCTACTGGTTAATACTAAAGGTGTCATCAATAGCCTTTATCTTATCATGGCTCACAATAATGGTCTTAGGTCCAATAAGTTCGATAACAAGATGACACAGGAAGAGATAAGAAAGCAAATAGAAAGAGCTCCAATACGATGGAAGGAGACGGGATACCACAAAGATGGCGATCAGGACCTCAAGGCCACCATCGTGCTCATCCCGGAGGATGATGAGCCAGAGGAAGATCACAAGCTATACCTGGACTTCTCTATATCATCAAGCAGAAAGAACCAGATCTCAGAGTTATACATCAGCGCTCACGGGCGCTGGGATTTTGGAATGTATGAGATAGCAAAGTCTACCGGAATAGAGATACCTGTAGACCAGCTGAAGAAGCTCGCAGAGGAAGAGAGATTCAAGATGGCGTGCCGACTGCTCAGGATCAAAGAATAACAGACAAGATATATGGGGATAAGAGCATCAATATCAAAAGACGGCGTAGCCTCCACCAATACACGATCTCTCATTGGCGTAAGATACTCGCTAATGCAAGAAATTACGCTGATGAGGAGTGAATGGGAGCGTGCCAAGAAATACGGAGACTACTACCCCTATGAAGAGATTACTCGCAAGGAGAATTTACTGAAAGAGGTAGAGTCGGAGATAACAAGGAGAAAGCAACACAACACAGAGACAACATGATAGTAAAGAAAAAGAAAGAGTTTGCCAACGGGACTGTGTATTGCCTACAGCTCAGCGATGGGCTACTCATAGAGACGACCGACACCTTCCTCCCGTACTACACCAAGGACGCTATAGGGAGGAAGCAGAACAAGCTAGACAACCACGAGCTCGGCAGTAGGGCGGATCGATGGATGGTGGGGGTATCCACCATGAGCGGATGCCCAGTTCGGTGCAAGTTTTGTGCTACGGGGGCGATGAAGCGGTATCGAAACCTTACGGCGGATGAGATAGTAGACCAAGTGGTGTTTGCGGTTCAGAGATCTGGGTTAGACCCATCGCAATCAAAGGAGTTCAAGGTAAACTACACCCGTATGGGGGAACCCTTCCTTAACATCGAGAACGTGAAGGAGGCTATACGGAGGATCTCAAACCTCTACCCTAACACCCACCACTATGTATCTACGATAGGGCTAGCTGGTAGTGATTTCTCTTTCGTGGAGGGCAATATCACCCTACAGATCAGCCTACACAGCTTCGACGAGAAGGCTAGAGATTGGCTTATCCCACACAAGAAGAAGATGACGATTGAGGAGCTCGGCAAGATCCGAACGAAGAGCAACCTCAAGACGACAATCAATCTAACGCTGGTCAATGAAAGCGACTTCGATGCCGACGCTTTGAGGCGGTACTTCGATAAGGAGCATTTCTTCGTCAAGCTCTCCCCAATCAACCCCAACGACATCTCAGAGAAGAACAGCCTCGGGGATGGTATCATACAAGGAATTAACCTAGAGTAACAGGAGTAATATGGAACAGATTAAGAAGAAGCTAGAGGAAATGGGTTACGACTACGCTGTAGCTATCGCAACTCAATCAGAGATCAAGAACGGAGCGGCCTGTGGCCAGCTGTCAATCATCACAGAGACAATTGAGCAATGAACGTCAACAAGCTACACACAGTAAGAATAGACCTCTTTGGCCGTGAGGTGCTTGTGATGGTCTCAGACTACACCAGATTCTTAGGGTACATAAACCCGCACATAGATCGGGAAGAGCTCAACGAGATGAAGGAGAATGCGCCAAGAAACTCGGTTAACGGGCTGGCGTTCCTGCTAAGGTCTGGGGAGGCCGCTATCTGGGTCAGAGATGGATTCTCCACAGAAGCGACAGCGGAGATACTCATACATGAAGCCTCCCATGTGGCAATACAGATGCTCAATGACATCGGTATCCTGCTGTGCGAAGGAAGTGAAGAGACCTACGCCTACATGACCCAATACATAGCCACGGAGGCTATGAGCAAACTAGGACTAACAATAACAACAGACGAACAAAAGCAATGACCATCTACCAAGCAAAGGTCACCTACGACAGCGCCTCCAATGGCGACAAGGTGACAGAGACCTACCTACTGAGAGCATTCAATCTCACCGACGCCGAGGCGATGATAGCTGAAGCTGTCTCTCCCAAGGTTCGCGCGAACTCCGAAGGAATCGAAATCAAGAGCATTACTAACAAACGCTTCGACGACTTCCTACAGCACCCCGCTGATGCCGACACCGACGTGCGGTATTACGTGGTCAAGACCGAGAGCGAGACCGAGAGCGGAGCGACCAAGCGTTACACCACCCTAATCAGCGCCCCCGACCTAGACACCGCTTATCGTATCGCAACGGAGAAGATACACTACAAGCGTATCGTCTCAATCGTCGAGCACGAAGCCGTCGACTACCTACACAAAGACTAGAGAGCTATGGACAAGACTTTACTATCGATGATCCTCTGTGCGGGTGCAATCATCTCCCTATCCCTAGGGGCTTCACTTCTATCACTCGGTATCCTACTAGGGTGGATAGGGCTCATTACGGTAGGTGCAGTGCTGCTAATCGCACAATTCCCCATGCTGGTAGCCTTCATCGTCCTAGTGGTCGCTGAGACCTCTAGCGACGATGGAGTGCCACCAGGATACGAGGTGTGAACGAACCAACCCCCGGACAAGCGAAGTACCGGTAAAACTTATCCCCATATGGAACAAGAGAAGCTACATAGTATCCCACACCTGGTATCACGAGCCAACGTGCTCACCGAGGGATATACCTCTAAGTGGGTAAGGCGAGATACCATACTCACGGCCGTCATGCTGGTGCTGTGTCCCGAGTGCATCAAGGATAACAGTCGTATACCCAGGCGTGTGGCGACTGCTCTGTCAGGTGCTATGCGGATCAATCGTAGCTGTCTGTCAAGGATTAAGCCGTCTCTGTCTGCCCGATACCGCCTGTGCCCGGGGGACAGAGACCGGGCTCAGAGCATTGCATCTATATTAGAGCAAGAGTAGTGTGTGCCACTGCCAGGATTTTTTTTGCTAGAGTTTTGGTAGTACAAAAAATTGTACTATCTTTGCAGTGTGAGATAGGTCAATCGACCTGCTTACATAACGTAACAACTAACTCAAAAAAGCAAAAGACAATGGACACTAAGAGCAACAACAAGCAGACACTAGACCTCGCTATCATCGCCTATTGGCACCCCGAGTACCAAGCGTACAGAGAGGTTAGTCTTGACGACACGCATATACTCTCATCTGTAGACAGAGTCGCCGAAGACCTAATAGACGATCACGCAGAGTTTGCAGGCATAAGCACTCACGCAGTGAGACACGCTGGACTAGGCTATATCGAGACTGCGCTGAGCAAGGTCTACCCAGCCTACAAGGTTAGCCGTGTCACAGACCTACTTACCGAGGTGCTCGGCGAAGAGATCATTGAGGGCGTAGTGGTAGAGAGTGGCGATAAGACCCACGGCGTTACCATCACCTATACAGACGGGGCGGTAAGCAAGCTGAGAGAGCTATATGGCAACGCTAAGGGCTCAGGTCTCTACGACTGGACAATCAGCGCACTGACCAACGGCGCTGAAGGGTGCGAAGAAGATACTCACACCCTCAAAGAGAGCGTGTGGTGCGTAATCGATGAAAAGTTTGACGACGAAGTCAAGCAGTGCGAAGAAGACGAAAGCTATCGGTAGATAACAGAGCATACACAATAGCCCCCCCCCCTCCCCCCACACTCACACGCGCGCCGGCCTCCGTTGCTCTCTTTTTGTCCGGTAAACCTGTGGCTGTTGCCGGTGCACCTTTGGTCTAATCAGATTCGTCGCCATCACTCTCGCCTGTCAGCTCATATCTCATCTTGGCCATACTATTGAGAGCAGAGGCTAGGGTGGGGTATCTTTTGTATCCCCGGGGTAGCACTGGTGAGCCAATCCCCATGATGATATAGTCAAGATCTATGTCTGGGTAGGCTTTGCGTATCCGCTCTAGGGTAGAGGCGCTCACCCCAGAGTTATTGCAAAAAAAGCTTCTCGGCAGTCCTGCACCCTCGGTAAATTGGATACGTGTGATACCCTTCGTCTCTAGATACTCGATTATTCTCTTCCGTGCACTCATGCTACAAAAGTACTCTAAAAAAGAGGTAGTACAAAATTTTGTAAGTACAAAAATTTGTACTATCTTTGTAGTGTCAAAGGGTGAGAGACACCACGAGACACGTAACGTAACAAGACAAAGACAATGGGACTCACAAACAGAAAGTACGACCGGGCTAGAGCGATTAGCGAACTTGGGCCAAGAACCTTCGACGATTGCCTAGACACCCTAGAGAGGTATGTAGACGTTAACCAGTTTACGGCTAGACAAATTTCGGACTTACTAGACGCAATGTACGCCTCTGGCAGGTATGGATACGACCAGTGCTACAGAGAGCTGAGGGCGCACCTTGTAGAGGTCGAAGAGTAACACAAACCGCACAACTCAAAGCTAAAAGACAATGGACATGCAGGTAACAATAGCTGGTAGAGAGTTTGTAGCAGTCAAACCCACCGACCAAGAGGTGTCAATCCGTGCGAACCTATCAGACATCATCAACTACGACAACACCCAAGAGGTACTATGCGACCTTACCCGTGTCGCCATGCAGATGCTCATAGATCAAGTGACAGACCAGTCCAGCAGGGGCGAGATGGTCACAGCGACAGCAAGCGTAAGCGTAGACGTCAACGAGGGTGGGTACATCATTCTAGACTCCAAGTATGAGTACCCCTTCGAGATGACCCTGTCCGGCGGTGGGCACGTGTCGGTGTCTGTCGTACAGCATACACTAGATGAGAACTACGACGATGATGGCAAGATCATAGATAATGACGCCCACAAGTTCAACGAGCTCTTTCAGTTCGTCTGTGATGAGCTGGACAGCTACCGGCGACTCACCGAGGACGAGGTACACGAGCTATTCAACCACGTAGCAAACTAATTAGCAACAATTCGCACAAGCGTGCGAAAACCAGAGGGTTATCCCTATATTTGTGCATACCCCAAAGATAGGGGTGCTCTCTGGTTAATCATTTGAAACCAAGCGATATGACTAAGTACTCCGAAAGCATGCAGTCCTATATGGACGCAAACAACATCGACCCCAAGCGTGTATGCTATCTCACGATAGCTAAGGTGCACCTTGAGCGTATAGTGAGAGGCGAGAAGACGGTAGAGTTTAGAGACCTATCGGACCACTACCTGAAGAAGTTCTTCGAGATCTCGGGCGACGAGGTGACGGGCGTGAAGCCGTTTACCCACGTCCTTTTCCAGGCCGGCTACTCAGCAGATGCACCACGTGCCCTAGTCGAGTTCAACGGGGCGGGCACGAAAGAGTCAGACCAGAAGAGCCCACTCACAGAGAGAGGCAAGCGAGCCTACGCAGAGGCTGAGGCCGAGGGCTTTACTCTGGATGATGAGTGGATCGGCATTGAGCTTGGCCAGGTGTGCATCTCTGAGGGCATGTAGGCTAGGCGACCCAATCACATAGCCACGAGGGCTGTGTGTATCAATAACCAACTTAACTACTTACATTATGGCAAAGGGTGATAACATCCGACGTTACAACAACGTGCGATCTGGTGTGGCTGCTGAGAACCGAGCCGTGAAGAATCGCCCATCAGGGTGGACAGCAGGCGAAGCTCGACGCACGCACAGACGAGCAAACGCACGATCTGTGCGACAGCTCAGAGCATCAGCGTTCTAATCTATGCGCTACGCTATTGAGTGCATACGCCAGATAGCGTCCAAGACGGATAAGGTGATACTATTCCACTCGGCAACGGGTAAGGATAGTATCGCCTTGCTCGATTTATGCTATCCTCACTTCAGAGAGGTGGTGTGCGTGTATATGTACATGGTCGACGGCTTAGAGCATATCGACAAGTACATCATCTGGGCTAAGCAGAGATACCCCAAGGCCAAGTTCATGGCCGTCCAACACTACGCACTCACCCAGTACCGCAAGGATGGGGTTTTTGGCTGTGAGCGAGACCCCAAGCAGAGGATCAAGAGCCTAAGCGACATCACCGAGGACGTGCGAGAGGCAACGGGCATAGAGTGGGCTATCTACGGCTTCAAGCAGACGGACAGCCTCAATAGGCGTATTATGCTCCGTGGCTATGAGATGCAGATGATCAATGAGCCGACGAAGAAAGCCTACCCGCTCTCGCTCTACAAGAACAGGGACGTAGAGGCGTATATCAAGCACAAGAGGCTGATCCCATCGCTGAAGTATGGCAACGGCCAGAGCCAAGGCACGGACGTATCGAACATCCCGTTCCTTTTGTTCTGCCGAGATAAGTACCCGCAAGACCTCGAGCGAGTGATAGCGGTGTTCCCCGAGGTGGAGAAGATCCTATTCGACTACCTTAACTACGACCCCAAGTATGAGCAAGACGATTAAGCAAGCACCGTCCAGAGAGGTCCAGAGGTCACAGATAAACTTCGCCTCATATAACCCCCGTAAGCTCTCCGAAGACGCACGAAAGAGACTGAAGGCAAACCTCAAGAGGATAGGGCTAGCAGGTGGTATCGTGTGGAATGAGGCTACGGGAAATCTAGTGTCTGGACATCAGCGCCTCTCTATCCTAGACGAGATACAGAGGTACGACCCCGAAACGGGCAAGAACGACTACCCCATCAGAGTAGAGGTGCTCAACCTCACGGAGAAAGAAGAGAAAGAGCAGAACATCTTCATGAACTCTACAACGGCACAGGGGGAGTTCGATAGTGACCTGCTTGCACAGATGCTCCCAGACATAGATATTGACCTAGCTGGTCTCGATAGCTCAGACGTAAGCATACTGATGGCAGAGTCGCCAACGTTCGACATCGTAGACTACTACCAAGCCTCATCACAAGGCTTCGCAAGCATAGCCCCGCCACTCACCGAAGAAGAGCGACAAGCCCGCAAGGAGCACGTCAAGGAGGTCAGAGCACAAACGGCTGGCAAGATGGAAGATGAGTACTACGAGGGAGAATCCTACGTAACTCTCTCCTTCCAGAGCTATGCCAACAAACTCTACTTCATGGAGATGCTGAAGCAGCTCCTTCCAGAACAAAGGATAGCCCCCTCAGACAGGTACATCAAGGGCGAGCCCGTACACGAACTAATAGCAGGATAGGGAAATGGCAAAGAAAGAAGCAAAGACGAACACTCGCGCACGCACACGCCCGAAGGGGGCTGGGCGACAGATGCCAGATATGCCACCCATTGAGACTATCCGCAAGCTCGCTGAGTCAACCAGGGGAAATAAGAGCAAGGTGGCAGAGATGCTTGGCGTGACACGCTACCGCTTCCTCCAGTGGGAAAAGGAGGAGCCGGAGATAAGGGATGCGTTCCTCGAACAGTGGGATAAGCGTTTTTACGCCTGCATGGATGCCGCCTTCCTCCTTGCTATGGGGCAGACGGGCGAAGATGAGAATGGAAAGAAGATTTTCATCATCCCACCCGACTCCAATATGCTCCGCTTTCTGATTGAGAAGCTCGGTAGGCAATCAGGCTTCGGCCAAGAGGTCACGGTGAACGTCAACGGAGAGATGAATGTGGGCGTTTCTATCAGCGAGTGGATCAAGGATCACACTAAGTAGACGCTATGGGTAAGACGCTAGCCACTACCGAGGAACGCACTCCCGTCCACCACGTGTACTACCCGCTCTACGAGAACAAGGACAAGTTCATTGTGCTCATCACGGGCGGTCGAGGCTCGGGGAAGAGCTTTGAGGTAGCCCGCTTTCTGGAGCGCCTGACCTTCGAGAAGGGCCGTAAGATCCTCTTCACCCGCTACACGATGGTATCAGCGAGTAAGTCCATCATCCCCGAGGTAGAGGACAAGATAGAGCGAGATGGGACGCAGGACTACTTCAAGGTGACGAAAGACCTCATCATCAATAAGTACACGGGTAGTGAGCTTATGTTCATGGGTATCCTCACCTCCTCGGGAAACCAGACGGCAAAGCTGAAGAGTATTCAGGGGGTGTCGGTGTTCGTGTGTGATGAGGCCGAGGAATGGCGCAGTGAAGAGGACTACGATAAGATGGTGCTCTCCATACGTACTAAGGGGGTACAGAATATGGTGATTGTGGTGATGAACCCAGCAAGCACCTCCCACTTCATCTACCAGAAGTACATCAAGGACACTCATAGGGTAGAGTACGTGGATGGTGTCCCCGTCCAGATAAGCACCCACCCCAACGTGCTGCACATCCACACCACCTACCTCGACAATATGCAGTACCTATCCCGAGAGTTCATCCAAGAGGTAAGCGAGATCAGGGAGCGGAATAACAGCAAGTATGAGCATGTAGTGATAGGCAAGTGGACAGATACGAACGAGGGGGCGATCTTCAAGGACTACACGACGATAGACTCTATCCCCTCCTTCGTACAGAATTGCGCCCTTGGGCTTGACTTTGGATATACGAACGACCCCACGGCGGGGGTATTCTGTGGCCTCCACGGCAACACGCTCTATCTCGACGAAGTGTGCTACGAGACGCACATGGGGAGCAGGGACATCATCAAGAGGCTACGCCCCTACAATATGTTCGACATTATCGCTGACTCGGCAGACCCTCGCCTCATCGACGAGCTCCGACTTGGCGGTCTGAAGATCATCCCAGTGCGCAAAGGCCCTGGCAGTGTCCTTGCCGGTATTAACAAGATGCTAGAGCTCAATATCGTAGTGACCGAGAGGAGCAAGAACCTCCGATACGAGCTAGATAACTACTGCTGGGCTAAGGATAGGGATGGGAAGTACACCAACGAGCCAATAGATGCAGATAACCACCTTATCGACGGAGTGCGCTACTTCGTCCTTGACAGAGTGCTAGGTTGGTCTGATGAGGTGCAGGACTTCAGCGGGATATTCTAGCAATAACAGACAAACAGAGAGATATGAACACGACAGGAGAGAAGGAGATGGGCTTAGATGAGCGGATAGCACGTATTCGCTCCAAATACGACGACCGTAGGTATGCCGAGCTCCTCAGCCAATGGGACTACAAGAGTCACGAGGTACATGATGAGACCATCCGTAAGAAGAACAAGGTACTGGTAAATGAAGAGGAGGCAGGCGCCAATGGTGGTGCTAAAAGCAAGAGAAAGCGCTACGAGTATCAGGAGGTGAACCGAATATCCACCCCCATAGAGCGGATTATCGTCAACACTCACACCTCGTTTGCCGTCGGTCTTGACCCCGACCTTCAAGCAGACCCCAAGACGGATGTGCAGAGGTACATGCTGGAGATCATACGAGCAACAGAGAAGAAGAACAAGATCAGGAACGTGAATAGGCGTGTCGTTCGCTCTGTGCTTTCTGAGACTATGGTCGCCGAATATTGGTGGTCGGTAGAGGACGCAGAGTTCTACGAAGACATGCCGTATGCAGGTGGAGCTAAGACACGACTTCGCTGTGAGGTGTGGTCGCCCTTCCGTGGGGATAAGCTCGTTCCCGTCCTAGACCACCTAGGCGACCTGAAGGCTTTCTATCGCTTCTACTCCGTCAAGGACGACGAGGGCAAGGTTATCGATCGGCTCATGGAGATCGACAACGTGAAGGTTACCACCTACGAGAAGAGAGGGGACGGGTGGGAGATTCTTCGGTCTGCTACCCACGGCTTCGGCAAGATCCCCGTAATCTACATGCAGACTGAAGAGGCCATCTGTGAGTGCATACAGAGCAAGCGTAAGCGAATCGAGATGCTCCAGAGCAACTTCGGCGACTGCATAGATGATAACTTCGCTCCCAAGGTGCTCGTTCGTGGTAATATGACGGGTCTACAGAAGACGGGTAAGACGCAGGTTCTACAGATGAATGGGGATGCCGACGTCAGATACCTCACGTGGGATCAATCTACAGCAGCTGCCGAGGGGGGGGTGGGGGGGGGCCCTTTAAAGGGGGGTTTTTTGTTGGCTCCCCCCCCCCCGCGGGCCCACGCGCAGCCCCAAGGGCTAGGCAGTGCGCTCTCTGGGGTAGCCTTCAAGTATGTGTTCATGGGGGCTCATATCGCCGTCCGTGATAATGAGGAGTTTATCGGCGAGTACCTAGCACGTAGGTACAGCTTCCTCAAACACGCTATCGCACTGCAAGTGCCTTCGGTATCTGGGGGTAGGGGGCTAAGCCTAGACCCCGTATTAGTCCCCTTCACTATCGAGGAGTCTACCGGTACGTCCAGCAAGGACGATAATCCTGATCGGGGGCAAGTGGACTAGCTCCAATCTCCCTCCTCCAGCTTTTGCACGTACTGCAACAACTGGGAGAAAAGCCACATCACCTCCGGGCGGTGTGGCTTTTCTGTGTATAAAATGCAACAATTGCACTGACATAATGCAGTGTAAAGCAGGTAATTGTACGTTTGCTACGGATCAATAACTGCAACTATGAAAGAGAAAATTTTACAGAAGCTCAAACTGAGGTACAAGAGCCTTGGGGTGAGTGATAAGGCTTTTGATGGGGTGGCCGACTATCTCTCTAAAACCATCACGGAGGAAGATAATATTGATGCTGGGGTCGAATCGGTTGAACCATTCCTAAAGGTTCATCAGTCTGAGGTTGATCGTGAACGTGGGCTAGCGTCTGAAGCTCGAAAGAAGCTTGAAGAGCTGTCCAAGAAGAGCGATCCTAAACCAACCAAGACGGAGGACAATGAAGGAGGGGGGCAATCGCCAGTGACGGACAGGATCCTGAAGCTCATCGAAGCGCAGGGCAAGGAGATTGCCCAGTTACGAGGAGAGCGCACTCAAGAGACGAAACTGCAACAGATTAACGCCCTCCTTAGCGAAAAGAAGATCCCTACTTCATTCTCCTCTGTCGTACTCAGCGGGCGTATGCTCAACGAAGACACGAACGCTGAAGAGCTGGTAGCGAGCATTGAGTCTGGCTATAAGGCTTTCCTTGACGAAGCGGCTAACGAGCAGTTCAAGGGAGGGCAAGCCCCCGATAAGGGAGACGGGTCTAAGGACACCGAGCTAGATGCTATCGTCAGAGAGGTGAATGATGGTACTAAGAAACTCTTAAACGAAAAGTAAACGACATGGCAAAAATTCGCTACGAGGAGAACGTGTATGTCGCCCCCGAGGAGCTCTATCGTGTAGATACGGGCTATCGTCTGTCGGGCGGTTTCAACCTCTCCATCCAAGGGCTTACTGCCGGTAACTACATCCCACCCCTCGCCCCCATCTCGGTGGACATGGCGACACGTACGGCTACGCTGCTGAAGCGTGTCCGTGTGGTGGAGTCTGGCTCATCAGCTAAGAAGCTCAAGGTGTCTAAGTACGCACAGCTGTCCGAGGGCATGTTCCTGTCCAATGGGACAGCCACGCTCACCGTGGTCAGCGTAGACACCTCCGATAAGGACTTTGACCTCATCACGGCGAAGGCTGATACCTCAGCGTTCACCCTTGGGGCTATCCTCTTCGAGGCTACGGACGCTTCCGCCAATCAGGCTAAGGGAGTGGCTAACTATCTTGCATACGCCCCTACGAAGGTGGAGAGCGGAGCAACCTTGACCGCCCTTGCTCGGGCTTTCGAGGTTCAGACTGGTAAGCTCTACATCCCACTCACCGAGGAGGACAAGAAGGGGCTATCCGACCGCTTCATCTTCGTCTAACTCCAGCCTACTAACCAACCAAAACCAAAGAACGAACTATGAATTTTACTATCCATAGTCTGCTGGGAGAAGGGGCTTTCCTGGGGGCGGTCGCAGATCGGGCTCTAGCTAGATTTCGAGATGAGATCATCCTCACGAACTACCTCTCCTTCCTAAAGACAGACTCCGAGTCATTCAAGAGCGTATATGGCCAGACCTATGCTGCTAGAATGGGCTCTGTGATCGATCCTAACTCAGGCAAGCCTATCCGTGGTCGCCGTAGTGTAGGTAAGGCTACGCTGGAGGTCATCTACATGGCGGATACCTTCCAGATGGACAACCACCGACTGAATGAGTTCCGTATGCTCGTTCAAAGCCTTAACAAGAATGGTATCTCGGTCAACGAGGTCGCTGATTCTATCTCAGAGGACTTCAAGGAGCTCACCCTCGCCCCATACAAGAGAACGGAGAAGATCCTTCTCGATCTCCTCTTTACGGGTAAATCATCCGTAAAGCTCGAAGATAACCCCAAGGGTGTCGAGGTAGTCGATATGGCGATCCCTATCCACATGGAGAAGGCTACGACTTCCGACAAGGGCAATCTCATCGGCTTCCTCATGGACGTGCGTAACAGATACCAATACCTTGACTTCGACCGCATCGAGATGAGCAACAACACCTTCATCAAGTACTTCGCCAAGAACCCCGAGTTCGTGGGTAAGTATAAGGTGAGCAATGGTGGAACGGAGGTCGAGATCACGGGTACTGTGCCACTGAGTGCAGTGAATGCTATGTTGGCGGCTCTCGGTCTCCCAGAGATCCGTGTGGTTAGCGCCGTAGTCACCGACCTCAACGACAAGATTACGCCTCTGTGCCCTGATGATCGTATCGTGTTCCTTCCCAAGGGTGAGATCGGTAAGCTCAGACACTTCGAGACCTACGAAGAAGCAGATGGTATCCCGACGATCTCCTACACATCCCTACGTGGTAACCATCTGATCGGGTCTGAGCGAACTAAGGAGGGTCGTAACCTAGAGTACATCTGCTCTTGGGTTCCCGAGGTTCGTGTTCCCAAGAACATCCTCAGCGTCGACATCTCTGCCACTATGAAGTGATAGTAGACATGACCGCCATTGACTACATCCGTGAGAAGTATCAGGCTATGGGGTATCCCATCAGCGAAGGGTACGCAAAGACGCTTATGCTAGGTAAGTGTCACATGCTGGAAGATATATCCGCCAAGGATGCAGAAAGCATGGAGCGTATCTTCGTTGAGACCCTGCCTGAGTTTCTCCTTATGCCGTCTTCGATGAGTGAACTAGGTGTGTCCATCTCTCACTCTTCCAAGGCGAATATCGAGAAGTTCTACAAGATGAAGTGCAAGCAGTTGGGTATTCCCGACGTGCTCACCGAACAGCCTATAGTCCACTTCACATGACCATCTACAAGAACGGATACATCCAAGAGGTGATCTACCCAGATACCTCCTTTGACGAGCATGGTAGACCCATCCCGTCCGAGGGCGATGAAGGGGAGCTTATCCCCTGTATGTTCCGTGCCTCTGTAGAGGATAAGAGAGGTGAGGGTAAGGACGGGAAGCGCTCACGTAGTGCTTATGAGGTTCACGTAGACCCCATGAGTGTGACCTCCGAGCGAATACGTCTCTACCGAGATGATGAGAGCCTAGTGGGAGAGTTCACGGTACAATCATGGGCTAAGGCTACGCTACTCAACTTCACTAAGATAGTCCTTGACTGATGGAGTTTAGAGAGTTCCTAGATGAGTTCGTCAAAGAGTCGTTCGCCGAGATCGTAGAGGATCTGAGGTTCATAGCCCAGGGAGCATACGAAGAGGCGATGAGCCGTAGAGGCTACAAGGACGACACGGGCGCACTCTCTAGCTCCATTGGCTGGGCTATATCCCAAGATGGCAAGATCCTGCATAGTGGCGGGTTCGTCTCTTCGGGTGAAGGCGGTGCAGAGGGTAGGAGTGCAGGCCTTAAGCTGGTTCGTAGTATGGCTTCCCAATCGAAGGGGATACAGCTCATTCTCGTTGCTGGAATGGACTACGCTTCTCACGTAGAGGCTAAGGGCTTCGACGTGAATACAGCTGGCGAGCTGGTCGCCGAGGAGCTGGTCAATTGGTGGGTTTCATATCATGCGTAAGACAGGACTAGAGATAGAGTCGTACATCTACGGAGTAGTTAGGGATGGGATCTCCGTCCGTGGCTCTGTCTACCGAGGTGGCACACGCCCCTTTGACAGCAAGGGGGAGGATGCTGTGGTATCATTCCTCTCTGGCCGTGACGGGTGGGACGGCTTCTCTCAGGTGGGTGTGGTGAACGTAAATGTTCACGTGCCTAACATCTCAGGGGCTCCGTACACGATAAGGGACGTGTCCCGCTGTGAGGAGGTGGAGCGTATGCTCCTCTCTCTAGTGGAGGGACATGAGACTGGCGACTATTGGCTACAGACGGATGAGACCCCACAGGTAATACCCGACGGGGATAACTTCCACGTGGTCAATCTAAGGATCAAGTACAGATATAACAGAATTAACTAACAACAATTACAACTATGCCATACGGAAAAGTTACTGCAACTGCATGGGCTGGAGGCGACATCCTTGTGGGTGACGTGAACAAGACGGACGCTGGGAAGATGCCCGCTTCGGGCATGGCTTCCTTGGGATGGATCAAGGAAGGCTCTATGAGTATCGAGACGCAGGAAGGTACGACCAAAGAATGGAAGGCTATCGGAGGGGTGCTAGTGGACCTCTTGAAGACAGAGCCTACCATCCGAATCAAGTTCCACGTCAAGAACTACAATAAGGAAACCATGGGGAAGATCTTCGGCGTGAAGGAAGAGGGAGATGCCCTGCTGGTCACTAGCCTCATCTCTCCGAAGGAGCAGGCCCTCTCTCTTGAAACGTCGACTATCGGCGCTGAGAATTTGCGGTTCCCACGTGTCCGCCTAGAGGGGGCTATGGTGTTCAGCGAAGAAGCTGGCCATGGTTTGGACATCACGGCCACAGTCCTCTCTCCAGGGAAGGATAAGCCTCGCTTCTTCATCGACCTGAAGAAGGAATAGAGTCTATGGCTATCAGCTTCTTCAAGAGAAAGAGTACTGAACAGAAGGCTTCAGATACGCTCCTCCAGGGGGGCGTATCTCTGCCTTTTGGCGGTACAACCATCCTAGCTCCAGCCCCCACGCTAGCTACATGGTTTGAGGTATCCGCCCTGCTCTCACAGGTTAGCGAGATACCCGAAGATGAGGTGACACTCTTCAACCTCCTCACCCTAGGGGATGATGCTAAGATCTACGCCCGTATCCTCGCCACCTTCATCGTGGGGGTTAAGAAGGACAATCAGAAAGAGCGTGAGGCGAAGGCTGATGAGATCCTCTACACGACGACGGTCACAGAGCTGAGCGTAGCTTTCTTCACCTTCCTAGAGCTGACGAACGTACAGGAGCTTTTTATGCTTACCACTTCCCTGAAACAGACGGATATAAGCAAGCCGACACGGGAAGTGGAGGAGACAGCCCATGGGCTAGAATAGGGAGCTTCGCTAAGTATTATCACCTCACCTTTGACTACATCCTCTACGAGATGACCTTCTCCAACTTCATACTCTACAGCCGTGCTATCCCCTCCTTCAAGACGAAGGATGATAGCAAGAAGAGTACAGGGATGAAGAAAGAGGGGATGAACCTCTCAGAGTTAGTACAAGCCCTCAAGGGCATGCAGCAGTAATGGCACAGAAGAAATTCGCCGTCAAACTAGAGACATCTGGATTCATCCGCTCCGCAAAGGGGGTGGAGGAGGCTATGGACAGGCTCACCCAGAAGATGAACACGTCCTTTAGACCGCCTTCCATAGATAGGTATGTGTCTTCGGCAAGACGTGAGGTAGATCTTTTGGGTGAGTCCTTTAGGCGTGCTGGTGCTCTTGCTGCTGGGATCTTTGCCGTGGACGGGATTCAGGCTTACATCAGCAGGGTTATATCTATCCGAGGAGAGTTCCAGCAGACGGAGATAGCCCTTAACACGATGCTTGGGTCTCAGGAGAAGGCTCATGCTCTGATGGCCCAGCTCACCCGTACGGCAGCAGAGACCCCATTCGACTTACAGGGGATCACCTCCAGCGCAAAGCAACTTCTCGCCTACGGGTTTGCTGCCGAGCAGGTGAACGACACTATCACTCGACTTGGGAATATCGCCTCTGGGCTCTCTCAGCCACTAGGGGATATTGTCTACCTCTATGGTACTCTGAAGGCTTCTGGGCGTGTTACCGCAATGGATTTGCGTCAGTTCGCAGGCCGTGGTATCCCCATCTATGAAGAGCTCGCCCGGGTAGTTGGTAAGAACGCCGAAGAGATCACTAAGATGGTTTCGGCTGGTAAGATCGGCTTCCCCGACATTGAGAAGGCGTTCAACAACTTGACCAATGAGGGTGGTAAGTTCTACAACCTCATGCAGGAGCAGAGCAAGAGCCTCACGGGGCAGATCTCCAACCTCCAGGATAACATCGACGTAATGTTCAACGAGATCGGTAAGGCCTCACAGGGCTTCATCTCCGAGGGCATTAGAGGGGTGGCGTTCCTCGTGGAGAACTACAAGACCGTGGGCAAGGTGATCGCCTCCCTCATCTCTATCTATGGGGTGTACAGAGCGGCGGTGATCACGAATATCGCTCTCACCCAAGGTTGGGCAGCTGCTACTAAGGCGGACGCTATTGCCAAGGGAATACAGACGGTTGCCACGAACGCCACCACGCTCGCTACCAAGAGGCTTACTGCTGCGCTCCTTGCCAACCCTTACGGGGCTATCGCCGTAGCTCTTACTACGGTGGTCTCTATGATGTGGGCATTCTCCGACTCCATGAGCGCAGCAGAGAAGGCGCAGAAGGACTTCAACGAAGAGAAGAAGCGAGCCGAAGAGCAGGAGCAGAAGCACAGGGAAGCCGTAGAGGCTCTCCTTAACGTGGTGCGTGACGAAGCCTCTGCAACGGCAGACCGACAGAGTGCGCTGGAGCAGTTGCAGAAGTACTACCCTCAGATCTTCGACAAGTACGACACGGAGGCGCTCAAGCTCCAAGACATCGCTAAGCTCAAGCGTGAGATTGCCGAGTACGACGGCAAGGCCAAGGTGGACAAGGCTAAGAGCGAGCTGGAGAAGGCTCAGGAGGACGTAGAGAAGGCGAAGAAGATGCTTAGAGATACGCGTGAGTTCGGTGGCGCTAACGCTGGATTTGGATACACGTATGCTGTGTCAGATGCAACGAAAAGACTTGACTACGCTAAGAAGCAACTTGAACTCAAGCGCAAGGAGTACGGAAAGCTGAGTGACGGGCAACTCTTCAACGATAAGGGGCTATCCGAGCTTACCGACAAGCAACTCTCCGCTATTCTCTCCAACGTTCAGAAGGCTAAGAGAGCCGTAAAGCAGGGCGCAGAGAATAGGCTGGAAGGCTCTATCATCAAGGGTGTGTATGACGAGAAGGGCTGGGAGAACCTCGCTAACCAAATCAAGCGTGAGCAGGAAGCCCGTAAGAAGCCCATCAAGTCCTACAAGGACGCTGTCACCGACCTCAAGAAGGAAGAGGACAAGGCGAACAGGGAGCTGAAGGCGTTCAACGCCCTCACGGCTCAACAGCTCAAGCGCAAAAAGGAAGAGGCCGTCAAGAGCGGCAACTACAACTGGAACCCCGACGAGGAGCGAAAGCGCCTCAAGGAGGAGTATGATCTCAAGAAGAAAGCCCGTGAGGAGTACGAGAAGGGTGCAGGCGAGACGAGCAAGAAGAGCGGAAAGTCCGACACCGAGAGCCCCGCACACAAGAGGGCGGTGCGGGAGGAAGAGCTTCGACAGCGAGAGCTCCGCTTTGCTCGTGAAGAAGCAAAGACCAGACGGGATACCGAGCTACAGCTAGAGGCAGAGCGTATAGAGCTCATGCGTGAGGGCTACGACAAGGAGATGGCTGAACTTCAGTTCCAGCACAAGCGCAAGATGTCCGCTCTTGACGATCAGGTACAAGAGAGACTAGCCAAGGTGCGTGAACAGCATAAGCTGGAGTGGGAGGCTACCCACAATAGCAAGAAGGAGGTCTACCGAGCTCCCGACTTCAAGGAGTCCGACCTCGGCGACACCGATCTCTTCCAGATCCTCACGGGTAGAGAGCTGGCTGATCAAGCATACGAAGAGGGACAGAGGAAGCTCTTCCGCTCCCTACAGGAGAAGTATGCTAGCTATGAGGAGCGAAAGACCGAGGTAGCTAAGAAGTACCAGCTGGAGCGTGATGCAATAGCTCAGTCCGCCTACGTGAGCGAAGTCCAGCGATCTTCTCTCTTGCTAGAGCTCGCTAGGAAGGAGAAAGATGAGCTGAAGAGCATTGACGAAGAGCGCTACAGCCAAGCACAGAAGACGAACGAGCTCATGGTTCAGCTCTTCCTCCAGCAGGGCGATAGGACGGCTTCGCAGATGCGTGACACCATCAGTAAGACGAGAGAGCTCCTTGACTACCTAGCTTCGACGAAGAGCGGCGACCTCTCTTCACGCTTCGGGATGAGCGGTGAAGACCTACGTGCCATCCAGGGATCTCCCGAACGTATCAAGGCGATCACGGACGCACTGAAGAACCTACAGGGAGAGCTAGCGAGCGTATCCCCCTGGCAGTCCTTTGCCACGAACCTAGAGGATGCTCTAGACAAGGGCAAGCGGGCTCTAGCCGACTACAAGAGAGCTCGACAGGAAGCCGAGGGATCTACCTCAGTAGAGGATAGAGCTCGTGCTGAGGGGAAGGCTAAGGAGGCTATGAGTGTTATTGGCCTCTCTATCTCTAAGGTGGGCAAGAGCGTCAAGGACGCTACCCCGCTAGTCAAGGAGCTTGGGCAGTCTCTGGGTAATATCCTCGGGGACGATGATCTCGCCAACTCGATAGCTACGCTTACGGACGCTATGAGCGACCTAAGCAGTGTCGCCGTCGGGGTGGGGCAGATCATGAGCGGGGATGTGCTGGGTGGTGTAACCTCCATAGTCTCCACTATCGGCACAATCATAGCCAACTCGAGGAAGATAGAGAAGGAGGCGGAGGACGCACGCAAGAAGTCCATGCAGGATCTCGTGCGTGCACAGAATGACTACAACGCAGCACTACTCCGTCAGAACCTGCTCTATGAGCGTGGTATGACCTTCTTCGGTGAAGACTCGTTCGGCAGGGCGAAGAACGCTATCGACGTAGCTCGGCAGGCTATGGAGTCTTTCAGGAAGTCCGTAGCCTTCTCCAAGAAAGAGCTGAGTGGTGATGCCCTCCTTGACTTCTTGGGGATCCCCAAGGGACGAGCTTTCACCGAGAAGGTGAGAAGCAAGATGCGTGCGAGCTTCGCCTCACGTATGCAGGGGGACTTCGATAAGCTCCTCAACGTGCAGGTCAAGACGGGATCGCACACTACGGGCGCTCTCTGGTGGAAGGAGCGACACGATGATTTCAGCACGATCGGCAAGCTCTACCCCGAGCTTATCGACAAGAGTGGGAAGCTCAATCTAGCCCTAGCTGAGTCCATCCTAAAGAATAGGGAGTTTGCCAGCGGGCACAAGGAGGTGCTGGAGAACGCTATCGAGCTCTACAAGCAGGTGGAAGAGTCCGCCAAGGTGGTATCAGACTACATGCGTGGTCTCTTTGGTCAGCTAGGGAGCTCTATCACGGACGCTCTAGTCTCGGCTCTGAGACGTGGTGAGGACGCTACGCAAGCCTTCACAAAGAGCGTATCGGAGATGCTGAACAACTTCATCAAGCAGATGGCGTACTCCGCCGTCCTTGCCCCAATCTTCGAGCGTGCCCAGAAGGATGTGACCGAGGCGATGAACAAGATAGGGCTGTCTGATGAAGATCGATTCTCCCGTATCGCCGAGGTGATGCAGAAGACGGTAGAGGATGCTAAGCGTGCCGAACCGCTCTTCCGCAAGGTCGTAGAGTCGTATGATGACATAGCCCGAAAGAATGGGTTTGACACCAAGGGAACGAGCTTAGACTCACGCTCCGCTACGGCCAAGGGTATTGCCCAAGCCTCACAGGACTCTATAGACACGCTCACAGGGCTATGGCATACGAACGTACTACTCTCTGAGCGTACGGCCAACGCTACCGAACAGGCGGTGTCTATCCTCACCTCGATGAGTGAGCGCAAGGGGAATCTCCCTAGTGCTTCGGATCTGGGCTTTGACCAGTTCGGCGTGATACAGCGTAAGTCCCTCGAAGAGCTCACCCTGATCAGACAGAATACAGAGGCATCAGCACAGGCAACGGAGGCTATCCGCTTCGTCGTACAGCAGATGGACAGCAACGGGATCAAGCTAAGGAAGTAGCTATGCAGGTTACACTCACACTATCCAATAACGCCACGTACAGGGCTATACTCCTAGAGGGTGGGCTGGACAAAATCCTTGCCCTACCCTCTATGGTAGCGCCCGACACCAACGATTGGGGTGACGAAGACTGGGTAGAGGTAGATACCATCTCCGCCAATCGCCTAGAGGTGCAGGAGCTTAGTGTACCCCTCTGGTTCGAGGGTAGTGGTAACCCGTTCCCAGCTGTGCTGTCTTCGCCCTTGGTTCGTATGGCCATCGCCTCAGAGGGTGGTCCGTCAAGCTCCATAGAGGTATCCGTCCGCCCCAAGAGGATTGAAGACCTAGAGAAGACTCCTATGGGTTGGGCTGGTACGCTCATCTGCACGAGGCAAGAGACGGCGACAGCCAGCTCGGCCAATTGGGCGGAGGGCCTCACGATCCTAGAGAGCGCTAACTACACGGGCGCACACATGAGCCCCGAGCGAAAGGATGACCCCCAGCTGGATGACCCTGCTTCGGGGATCTCATACTACGACGGGGGGCGCACCTACAAGAGGTCGTACACGCTAGAGATCCCCGTGCTGCTCAAAGCAGAGAGCCTCTCCGATCTATGGGGCAAGCGCCGTGAGCTACTCTCTCGCTTGGTAGATAGAGGGCTCAGGACAATACCCTCCATCACTGGGCACGACTCACCTAAGAGAGGGTACTACAGCTCCTCTTCCTCAACCGAGGTCTTCCTTGCCCCTGGCGGTGGTCTCTCGATAAGCATGACACTATCATTTACCATTACCCAGCTATGATTACAATCTACTCAAAGGGAACGCAGATAAACCTACCTACTAGCGAAAACAGCTACCATGAGGTATCTGTGGGGGCTATCCCTAAGCTAGTCGTAGAAACCACGAGCGATAAGATCCTCACGATCCCTCTGGGGGTGCACTGCTCTTTCCGTGGGGAGAAGTTCTACCTCTTCACGGAGCCCGAGGTGGTGAAGCAGTCTTCAAGAGAATACCGCTATACCATCACCTTCTACGGGGAGGCACAGAGCCTATCGACGAGGAAGTTCAAGTTCTTGGTGGAGAAGCCCAGCGACACGAAGCTCAAATTCTCCCTATCGGGGACACCCCGCTTCTTCCTAGAGCAGATCATCCGCAATATGGGTGAAGGGTGGAAGATAGGGGCGTGCATCGAAGCCCCCGCCCAGTCGCTTTCTTTCAACCATGAGGATTGCCTATCTGTGCTGTCTCGGCTTGCTGAGGCTTTCCGCACAGAGTGGTACGTGCAGGGCAAGACCCTTAACCTCGGTAAGGTTGAGGGTGACCAGAAGAACGCTATACCCCTCTCTTACGGGAAGGGTAGGGGTATTCTCCCCGGTATGTCCGTAGAGAGTGACAACGACCATATTCCCGTTGGCAAGCTCTACATACAGGGGGGCGAGCGCAATATAGATCCGTCGAGCTACGGATCACGCACCCTGCACCTCCCTAAGGGCGCACGTGTCACCTTTGAGGGTCGTACGTATGTTTCCGACGCTAAGGGCGAGAGCCTCACCATAGAGGGGGTAGCTATGGACGGACGTAGGGAAGACTCCTTCGACGGCACTAGCGTCTACCCCCATCGGGTAGGGGTGGTGTCTAAGGTAGAGCGCACCAAGGACGGGCACTACGACATCTTCGACAAGGATTGCAATGTGGACTACTCGAAGTACCGCATCGCAGGCGAGAAGGCTACGATCACCTTCCAGACGGGAAGACTCGCAGGTCGGTCTTTCGACCTCTCTCAGGACGCTGACACGCTGAAGTACGATCACGCTACTAAGCGTTTCCAGCTGGTGAGCATCGAGGAGGACGGATTGACACTACCTGAGCCCAGCACCTTCTACCCAGCCGTGGGTGACAAGTACGCTGTCTTCGGTGTCCGCTTGCCAAGTGAGTACATCGCCACGGCAGAGGAGGAGCTGATGAAGAGCGCTGCTCGCTACCTCCATGAGGAGCTCCGACCCAAGGTGACCTATAAGGCTGAGCTGGACGGCATCTATGCTCAGAAGAATTGGGGGAGCATAGGAAGTAAGCTCAACCTAGGGCAGTTCGTCCACCTCACGGACACGAGTCTAGGGGTAGATGACAAGGTGCGCATCACGGGTATCCGAACAAGCCTATCGAAGGAGTACAAGCCACGGATCACGCTGTCGAACAACGTGCAAGCGCCCTCTTTTGCCTCTACCATAGGCAAGCTGGAGAGCGAGGAGGTGAAGCGATCGGATGAGATCAGAGAGGTACGCAGAGAGGCTTCCCGATCGCTATCCCAGGCAACGGCCGTTACAGGTGGGCTCATCGAAGCCCTGAAGGATAGGTTCACCGACGGCATTAGCCCGCTCATGGTGAAGACTATGCAGTTGCTGGTGGGCGACCCCTCCCTTCAGTTCCTCTTCGTCAAGTCGCCTAGCTCTAGCGAGGTGGTGCCACTGGGGCTATCCTATGATGAGGGGAGGGAGCTACTGAGTGTAGGCGCTGGTTTCTTGAGGCACATGACCATCGGTATTAAGTCCGTAAGCTCCAGCCACGCCCTCTCTGAGTATCGTGTGTGGAAGCTAGCCAAGTACGAGTACTCGGTGCGTAAGGACATCAAGAATATCTACCTGTACGCCTGCTGTGAGGAGAGCACTGACGTGGGGCACTTCGAAGCTAGGGAGGAGGCTGTAAGCAATATGCAAGATGGGGGAATATACTACTTCCTCGTTGGCATCCTAGGCCCTCTCCCCGATCGATCCTTCACCCGCCTCTACGGCTTCACTGAGATCCTACCTGGGCAGATTCGCACGGAGAAGATCGCCACCCCCGACGGATCGGCCTACTTCGACTTGCAGAGCGGGGTGATCGCCTCCAAGTCTATCCGCTTTGTCTACCCCGACGGATCGCTCCACGAGTACCCCAACGACTACCTACACAAGTCGATCAGGGAGGGTACGACCGAGATACAGGGCGGTCTAGTGCTAGGCTCAATCATCGGGGCTAAGGACAACACAGGGGCGGTAGTCTCCTACCTCTCTGGCACGGCTAGCCTCCCCGCCTTTGCGTGCGGTGTAACGGGCTTTGGAACGCCTGGCTACAAGGCAATCACCGAGCTACGGCACAACGGCACGGGGCACATAGGCGCTATGCATATCGAGCAGGGAGGCGAGGTAGTGACCTTCCGCCCCGAGGGTAGAGGCTACACTACGGTGCGTATCGGAGGGGGGCAGGCCAAGCTAGAGGATCTCAAAAATCGATCTGAGCAGGATAGCCGAGGCTCGGTGCAAATACCACGGCAGAGCCACGACCTGAGGGACACGGAGGGGCGTAAGACGGTCACGCTCCTATCTACGGCCGTGCGAGTGCTCAACGCTGGGTCTACTATGACGCTGAGCCTACCAGTCTCTGTCGACGCCTACAGCGCAACCAACTGGTACGCTGAGGTCAACAGCAAGGTAGAGATCTCCGTCAAGATGGAGAGCTCTAGAGGAGACGTTGCCTACAGTAAGTTCATCGGCCTCTCCTTCGCCGAGGAGGTCGACTACAAGAACCCAGGGAAGCCCGGGAAAAGATGGAAGGCAACCCTGGAGAGGACGCTGGAGGACGAGATCGTCGGGCTACAGGACGACATCTACACACTCAAGGTCGAGGCCTATATGTCGGTGAACTACATTAAGGACGATTTCCACACAGACGAGTCCGCTTGGATGGGTCTATCGACCAACCCGACAACGGGGGAGTACAGAATCAAGGGCGTCAACAGCTCAGCCCGTGAGGTGGTGTTCAGCCAGCAGGGGATGAGCGCCTTCTTCGGTAAAACCCGCTTCTTCTACCTCCAGGGACAGGCGACAGGTGGTGATGATACCTTCCTCACGGTGCGGGGCAAGACCGACATGCCAGGCGTGCTCCTCGGTGGGCGTGTCGAGCCACGCTCAGTCTCCTTTGAGCATACGTGGGGGGCGAAGCGTGACTCCCTACGGGTAGATCGTATAGGGCGAGGTCTGTACAAGATCTACCACGCTATAGGTCACAAGCAGTACACCGTGGTATGTAACGCCGCTGGTAACGGAGGACACAACGCCAGCTACGTAGAGATAGAGGCCAACTACTTCACGATACGCACCAACCACGATAACGGCACGTACGACGACGTATGGTTTTCCTTCGTGGTGATCGGAGAAAACTACGTATAGTAGATACAATAACCTATTAACCAACCTATTAACTAACCAAAACCTATGTTTAAATTTTTCTCCCCCGAGGAGGCGCAGGAAATGGCTACGCTTATGGCGGTAGCTCTGCTGATCGTATTTGTCTCCGTGATCATAGACACGATCACTGGCGTAATGAGGGCGAAGCGTAACAAGCAGGTGATCCAGTCGAGCATCTCTCGACGCGTGTTCGGGAAGCTCATCATCTACTACATCGCCATCGCTATGTTGGCGCTACTCGACGTCCTACTGTTCATGATCGACCTCGAGATTCGTATATCGATACCCGAGCTTCCATATCTGACCGTCATTGGGGCGATCTGGGCAGTGGCAACGGAGGGATGGAGCGTGTGGGAAAACCTCCCGAAGCACGACACTACCTCGATGAAGAACAGCGCTAAGCAGACGCAGGAGCTGGCAAAGGAGCTAGCAAAGGCGCTTAACGAAGTTCGAAACCTATCAAAAACGGAGTAGACATGAGCAAGTACTTTACACTCGAGGAGCTGACGAGAAGCCAAACGGCCGAGCGCCTCAAAATCGACAACACGCCCAACGCGACGCAGAAGCGCGACCTCCTGCGCCTTATGGACTATCTCGACGGCATCCGCGAGGAGTTCGGAGAGCCCATCAAGGTGACCTCGGGCTTCCGAAGTTGGGACATCAACCACGCCGTCGGTGGCGTGAAGAAGAGCCAGCACCTCGCAGGTCAAGCGGCCGACATCGTTCCTATGCACAGCCCCGAGCGCCTGCGTGATCTCTTCGACATCATCCGCAAGCGTGGAGGTTATCAGCAGGTCATCTACGAGCGAAAGGGGCCGAGCGTGTGGGTACACGGCCCCCACCCCCCCCCCCCCGCGACACCCCCGCCGGGGGGCGGCGGAGGGGCGCCGACGCACGAACTTCGTCCGACTAAAGTAGCTAACAGCAGGGCGGGCGGTGACGTGAGGCCTCCGCCTGCACCTACCAACATAATCACAGTCTCACACAACGTAATCAAATCTTTATGAACGCATTAAAAAAGGGTGCCTGCCAGCAGAATACGGCAACGCTCCCACTCGCACAGCGAGGAAGTGACACCCTTATCAGAGTAGCTCTTGTAGCCAGACCATCGGGGAAGGCTATCGATCCTACCACACTCGATGCGCTACGTGTGAGTGTCAAGAGTGAACAGAGTCCGCAGTGTGCCACGATCCCATACACCATCTCCAACGGAGAGCTTGTGGTAGAGGTTACGGCGGACATCTCGCGCCTTCTCGGGCTTGGCTTATATACGCTCATCGTAACAGGTCGCACCCCCGATAAGGACTACGTTGACGGCTATCACGACTACGAGATCGTAGCACCGCTCTGTAAGGTCGTGAAGAGTGCCACCGAAGCCACCACCGACGGCATCACAGCGCAGGCGCTCGAGGCTCTCCGTGGAGAGCGAGGTCTATCCGCCTACGAGCTGGCCGTGCAGGATGGCTTCACGGGTACGCTCCAGGAGTGGCTCAAGAGCTTAACCCCTGTAGTGCCTACCCCTGCCCCCGCTGGCGACGTAGTCTCTCTCGAGGAGTTCAACAAGCTCAAGGCCACCGTCAACTCACTGTCGGTACAGCAGATCCCCGAGGATAAGATTAAGGCTATCCTGTCAATTATTGACAATATGTTTATGCTAACAAGCGTGACCATTGACTCCTATACTAAAAATCTAGGAGACTATGAGGTGAGTGAAGCCATTAAACCATATCGTGACAAGATGATCAATGGTGTCCTCACCCTACTTAATCGTGACGCCTCAAACGGGGATAGCGTCAAGGAGGCAGAGAATCTTATCCCCTCGTCTGATTCCGCAGAGAAGCTCTTTGGGGCGATCTCTGAGTACGTTGTAGATGCCCTCAGGCAATCTCAAGGACAACCCCACCCCTAGCGGGTACTAAGCAGAGAGGGGGGGGGGGGGGCCGCCCCCCCCCCCCCCCCCCACCACGATTGGCA